TCCTTTGTTTCTTTCCATTTTGAATTGATTTCCGTTCTACTTCATTATTCATTGTTTTTCTTTCAGATATTCTATTTGACTTTGGTATTTCCTCTTTTGACTCCAATTTAGAAATATAATTTTCGTTGAGAGAAGATCTTGAATATGGTATTAATCTAGATTTATTCTTAACTATCTCTATGACATCTGTAGATTTATTCTTTCTTTTTTCTTCTCTTTCTGGTTCTCTATCTTCTTTATCTTCTCTATCTTCTCTTGTTTCTTTATTTAGATCTTCTTTAGAATTATCTATATGATCATCTATTCTTTCCTTCTCTTCTAGATCTTCTTTCTCTTCTAGATCTTCTTTCTCTTCTAGATCTTCTTTCTCTTCTAGATCTTCTTTATGTATGATATGAGAAATAGGATTAACTATGTTATCTAAGTCTTTCATCTCTAATTCAGCTTTTGTTGTTTCTTCATCTTTTTCTTGATTAAGAATTTCATCGATGGATAGTATATTGTTTTTTATCTCTTTATCTTTTATCTCCTTGCGAGATTCTAAAATTGTTTCCAAAGCTTCATTTAGTTTTTCTTTTAGAACATCTTCTACATCAGAATCATCTTGTTCTAGATCTTCTTTTATTTCTCCCTCTAGATCTTCTTCTCCTTCTTCTGATTCTTCTAGATCTTCTTCTGATTCTTCTAGATCTTCTTCTCCTTCTTCTGATTCTTCTAGATCTTCTTCTCCTTCTTCTGATTCTTCTAGATCTTCTTCTCCTTCTTCTGATTCTTCTAGATCTTCTTCTTCTGATTCTTCTAGATCTTCTCCTGATTCTTCATCACCTTCTTCTAAATCTTCTTCTTCTGATTCTTCTAGATCTTCTTCTTTCTTTTTGATCTCTATTCTCTTTGAAGTAGGTATTTTAGATTTTCTATTCTGTATCTCAGTTTTAACTTTTTCATTCTCTTTTCTTTTCCTAAGATCAGAGGGTGAGATTGGAAGAGACAATGAGAGAGATATAGGATGAGATTCTTCAACTTTTTTGTTTGTACTATCTATCGTCTCTTTATCTACCTCCTTTCCTTTAATAACTAGAGGTGTTTTATCTTTCGGAGATTTTGGTCTTGCTTTAGAAGCTGACATTTATTCATGATTCTCTACATTAAAGCATATATTTAATTGAAAAAATTGCTCAAAAAAAATATTGAATCAGAATAACGATAACCTAATTTCAAACAGAAAGATGGAGAGACTTGATAAAAATTTAAAACAAGATGTGGAAGATGTAGATGTAGATGTAGATGTAGAAGAAGATAATTCTGATATAGAAGAAGAGGTAGAAGAGGTAGAAGACGATGAAGAAGAAGAGTTAAATGAGATCTCTTACAATGAAGATCCAAAAACAGAAAGATGGTCTCTCTTTCCTATCTATATACAAACTGCTACAGAAGGAATAAGGTATTGGAGAGTTTCATTTAACGGAAAAGAGCTTGTAATCAAACACGGTTTTGTTGAAGGAAAAGCTCATCTTCAAATCTCTAAGTCTGAAATTGAACCAAAAGGAGGAAAGAGTATCCAAGAACAAGCAATTCAAGAAGCAAGAGAGAGATATAGAAAGAAATATAGATCTGGTTATAGATTGAGCTATCAAACCTCTATTAATGAGAAGTTTCTTCAACCTATGTTAGGTCATCCTTTTTGCGATAAGAATGGAAAAGAGAGAAAGATCTCTTTTCCTTGTTATGGATCTCCAAAGTTAGACGGTATAAGAGGATTATGTAGAGTCACCTCTTTCGGTGTTGAAATACGCTCTCGAAATAATATTCCATTTAAACACTTCTCTTCTATTAAATCTGAACTGGATGAACTCTTTCTTTATCTTCCTCAAGGATGTCAACTAGATGGAGAGCTATATCGTCATGGATTTCCTTTCAATACTCTCTCTTCAATCATAAGAACTGAAATAAAGGTTCATCCTCAAGAGAAAGAGATTGAATATCATCTATTCGATATTATCATAGAGGGAGAGCTTTATTATGATAGAATCTCAATTCTCATTGAAGCTCTTGAGAAACTTGAGAAAGATAAAGGTGAAGGTCTGTCATATATTCGTCTTGTTCCAATTGAAATGGTTGAATCAAGAGAGGATGTAACCACACTTCATGATAAATACATAGAAGAAGGATATGAAGGACTCATTCTAAGACAGAATAAACCTTATGCTCATTCTCGATCTGTTAATATTCTTAAAGTTAAGATGTTTGAAGAGGAAGAAGCTGAGATAGTCTCTGTAAAAGAAGGAACAGGTCAAGATAAAGGGACAGCAATATTCGTTGTAAACGATTCTCAAGGACTAAGTTTTAGTGTAAGAATGGCATCTACAATTGAACAACGAAAGGAGTGGTACAAAAATAAAGATTCATTGATTGGAAAGAGATTGACTTACAGATATCAAAGTTTAAGTGAAAAAGGGATTCCTCGATTTCCGACCGGAAAGGCTATAAGAGATTATGAATAATCATTTTTTTCGTAAATCCGTTTACGATAAATTTTCGAAAAAAAATTAACTGCACAAACTAAAAAATGTCTTGTAACTCTTCGTTATCTTGTTTAAAACCCGCTGTGAACGAATGCGCACCTAAGTGCCCACCCGCTCCTTGTGCTCCTGTATGTCCTCCAGCTCCTTGTGCTCCTGCATGCCCTGCACCTCCTCCTGCTTGCCCTAAGCCTTGCGAGCAAGATTGCAACTTTAATCTCTGTTCCGGATTTGGAAACTTCTTATTATGGTTCATTATCTTTGGTGTTATTGGATGGTTAATTCTTTACTCTACCAAACCCACCTGGGTCCAAAACAAGGATTCTCATGGAAGACCTAATGGACAAGTCAACAATGGTAAAGTTCTTGTTGGTGCAATCGTAATTGGTTTAATTGGAGCTCTCATTGTATACCTTCTTAGAAGATGTGGTGCTTGTTAAACATTCACTATAAATAATTCATAAGCACAATCTTATGAATGAATAATCTTTCATCATAATTCATCTTCCTTCTATTTTCGTTCTTTTGTTTCTTTGTCCTCTTTTGTTTCTTTGTCCTCTTTTGTTTCTTTGTCCTCTTTTTTCTTTGTTAAATATATATGAAACTATTCATAAGTAGAATCTTATGAATAAATACAAACCATATTCTCTTAGTTATTTATTTTTATTACGGGATTTGATTCTCCATCATAACCAACTTCAAATTCCTCAAGAACATGAACCAGCACCTTAACTCTGAAACTATCTTCACATTTTTGATCTGGATCTTGTAATCGAATCTGAACAGAGGTCTCAAGATCTTTATAGTTAAATCCTACATCAGGATCAGTTGATTTCATATCGATGGTATTCCAATATCCGTTGTATCCTTCATCTGATGGTTCTGAGAAAGCGTTTAAAAATGGTTCAATCTCATCAAACATATCCCTTGGAAGATCTTTATATTTATCAACGCTTCCATACATAAGAGAGAATGTTCCACATGGATTTTTTCCTTCTTTATCTGAGTTTTCAGATACAGTTGTATAATTAGAAAATCTTCCACGTTTTGCTGAAGTCTGATTTTGAGCTACCCAATATACTGCCTTTACAATTCTATCTGCTCTTATCGGAACATCTGAAACAGAACCAATTCTAGAATCATTCTTATCTTCAAACTCGATATAGTTGTCAACGTATAATTTAAATGGTTTTCCAATACATTTAAAGTAGTCTCTTTCATCTGATGTTAAATGACGATATTTGCACCAAACTTCAGGATTATCAAATGTAGTCTTCTCGTCAATATCAACATACTTTCTCTTCTCTCTATTGTTCTCAATATATTTGTAAGAACCATCTTCTTGTCTTATTCTTACTTGAAGAAGACTAAGAACAATATGATTCATATTCCATGTTATGGAGCATGGAAAGTTACCTCTTATAATATGAAGAGGGAGAGAGAACGAAGGATGTCTTGAAATAAACCATGGCATGATCGTTTTTGTTATAGATTCAGGAAGTGATTTAGTCCATGAAGTAAGAGCCTCTGTATTTCCAATCATTCTATCATACATGTTACGAGATCCTGTAAGATAGAATTGAGAGATTATATCAAGAGCAGTAGAGGTAAGTTCAAACTTAGAGTTGTTAACTTCAAGAATGGCATTTCGAATTATGTTATGACCGAGATTTGGAGTCCAACAAATCTCTACATTATCATGACCTTCTCTTACTTCAACCGCTGGGATCAGCTGTCGAATCCATATAATATGAGCTCTATCATAAGAGACGCTAAATGAGGATTTAAAAATCCCTTTTCCTGTATCTCCAGTCTCAACGAGAGCTATCTGAGATGAATACCAACATGTAGGCTTTGGATCAGGAAAAAAATGAGAACTTATTTCACCAGACTTTGCAGAGAATACTTGCTTAGCAAGACCTTGAGATTTATTGAACGCCTCCCATTCATATTCTTTGATTTCTTTCGTTGCCATTTTTACACTATTCAATATCTCTTAAGACCTGTAGAAATTAATTTCCGTTTTAAAAATCTGAATCCTAAATTTTCATATGCTATTATTATTAAAAAAATTGCTTAAAGATTTTCGGAATATATAAAATGTCTAGCAAGAAATCAACTAAGAAAGCTTCTGAACTTAAATTCATCACCGGAGATGTTACTAGAGCAGACAGAAAAGCTCAACTCAGAAAACCATCAGTTTCATTTAAATATGTTGATGGTGGTGTTGCATTAACTGGAAAGGCTGCTAAGAAAGAGTTTGCTAAAGAACTCTTAGAAGATTTCTCCAAGAATGTTGATCTTTTATCCAAATCTCTCAATGGTCTTCTTGATGCAGCTGCTCTCTTTGCTGATCCTAAGAATAAGAAAGGAGTTGTAGTAAATGGTGTTACTTACAAACCGAAAGATCTCATTAACTGGAGATCTTCTTACAAAGCTCATCTTAAGGATTTGAAAGATGTCCTTAAGGCTGCTCTTGTTTACAAACCCAACACTGCACCTGGAGTGTTCCAAAAACCAATTAAAGTTGGTGGCGGTTATGTTGACTTCTTATTGGCTCTTGCCGATTTGGTACAATACAATGATACTAGTCTTGGAGCTGAAGCTCGTGCTGGAAGAGGACCTTTAGCAAATCTTGCTAGGGATGGGGTAATTATCCCAACTCTTCTTATCGTTCTTATCTGGTCTTACATTTATGCTGATCCTGAAAATAGAAGATTTAAACCTGACGGCATGTCTACTGTTTTCGTTAATGTTGAACGCATCATTGATGCTCTCAACAAAACTAAAGGAAAAGCTGCTCGTGAAATTGCTGATACTCTTAAAAACTATTCTAATGAAACATTAAAAACATACAGTGACGTCGAATTTCCCGATGGATTTGCTCCTTTACTTACTACCAAGATTCAAGCTTTAACATCTGGTTATAAACTTGGTGAAGAAGTTTCTCAACTTCAAGAAAACAATGCAAAAGCAGCCGTTCAAGATCTTAAACAACTTAATCAAGATCTTAAAGTTGCTGAATAAACAGCTATTTACTTTCATGTTATGTATAACATGAAAGAGGATATACAATACTAATTCATAGGAAGGATCGCTGCATACCTATTCGATCCTTCGTACATAAGTATTTTAAGAGGATTCTCTGATTCATTCACTTTTCGAATGAGAGCTAAATTACCAGCTATTCCTATTCCATATAGCATGTAACTTTCTGTCGTTTCATCTATATTTTCAACAAACTCTCTTTCACCTCCAATATTAATATGTTCTTTATTCCATACTTTTGCTATATGAAGAGCATATTTAATTGGACCAATTGGAGCATTTTGTATAAGATAGATCTCTCCATCTCTATCATACATATAAGGTTCAAATTTAAGTCCATACCGAATATCGAGACTGTTTACAATGTTAATATTAAGAGACTCTCGACTAAGAGAAGATAACCAACTAGTTAATTCTTTTGCTCCAATAAAGATCATAGAGTTTACATTTTGCTTAAAGTCAGAAGATTGATCATAATAATCTCTTATAACCTTTGGAATGGGTATATCAACACCTTCATTTGACTTTCTTGCAATTGCAAGATATTTCTCAAACTTCTCACCAAAAGATGAATTGTAAAAAACGATTTTAAGATTACCTTTCACCTTTGTAACCATGTTGTGACTACATTGAACACTTGATCCACATACACTATAGAGATAACTAAGAGCCTCTTTTACTGACTTTACAGGAGGAAGCTCTCTTGGTACATTTGAAAAGTTATAGTAGTTAATACTATCTTCATCGTAATCATCGAAAGCACAGTATTCTTCTATAAACTCTTGAGCATCTCTTCTACCATCTATAATGTAGACCCATATTAGAAGTTGACTAAAGAGATTGATCTTCTTCTTGAGTATTCTCGTTCTTTGAATGAGAGAGACATCTTGAGAAGCTAAAGGATTTGGAGGTCCTATAAGATAATCTCTTTCTCTTCTTTCTCTTCTTTCTCTTCTTTCTATCGTTCGTTCAGTCTTTTGTTTACTTTTTGAGTAAGATGAAGATTCTCTTTTCTCTGGACTTAAACTAGAATTAGAACTATTAGAATCATTAGAACGACTAGAACTATCATAATCTTCAGCTAGCCATGCTTCTTCTGATTTAGAAGGTCTCTTCTCAACTTTCTTCTTTATCTTCTTTATCTTCTTTATCTTCGGTTTTAATTCCTCTTGTCTCTTTCTAGTTATTCCTCTTATCTCTTTTATCTTTGAAGAGTCATCAAATGGTATAACTGGAACATAGAGACCATTAGCATAATCAAGATATGGAAACCAGAGTCCATCATAAGCACCATGAATATTTTCTGTTGCAGAGGTTGGAGATCCAAATAATTTAATTGCTTCCTCTTTTCTTACTCTGTACATTCTATCCTCTTCATCAATTCGTTTTTGTCGCTCTTTCTCTTTCTTTCTTTGTTCCTTTGTATCACAATACTCTTCTTCATATATCTGGCTATTATATCTATCTTTTATATCTAGATTAAGAGGCTGAGATGGAGGAAGAATGACACTTAGATATTTGTCTTCATTTATTTTATAATGAAGAGCTCGCATCTTTCCATATGGATCTATGAACTGAGAGTCTGGTCCTGGAAGAATTTGCTCAAATGAGATAGTAGAGAATGGATTTCTTCTTCCTTCTACTGTATTCTTATTCTTATCCCAAACAATAGACCCTTCTTTAGCTATGAGAGCTGTATGTAATCTCTCATTTACTTCTTCATCAAATACAGCTTGAATACTATTTTCATCAGAAGAGAAGACAAGAAGATCAAATTGAGGAAAATCAGCTTCATTTGTTCTAATGAGAATAACACAAGGACCTGGTCGAAGAGGACGAATATGAACAATCTTATGTCTTGGAATTTCAAGCTCTTCTTCTGAAAGAAGATAAACATAAATGTTAACTCCAAAAAGCTCTTCAAGAGCTCGATAAAAGAGCTTTGGATTAAATGTTCTTTCAGGAGTTTGAATAAGCTCAGCAATCTCTTCATCTGTAAACTCATACAATTCCTGTCTCATAATAGACATACGAATTGACGAAAGAATGTGTCCTCTTACTCTTAATGCATATTCTTCTCTTTCTTGTTCGTTTAAAGGGAGAAAGTCTACATTTCCAGTTGCAATACAAAGACAATGTATTGCAGAGTTTGGAGTATGATCAATTCCAAATCGTCTTACAGTATTCTCTTTATCTATATCTACCAGATTTGTTATATTATCAGGGAGGGTTCCATATCGTTTCAAAGAGAGAAGTTTCTTTGTTGTAATGATATGTTTCTGACGAGCAATAATATTCTTTGATACGAACTTCTTTCCTTGATAATATTCATTGTAACTTGAATTTGTATCAGAGCTCATCTGATTTACTTTAAAACAACAAGGAACATAAGGATATCTTGGATTTGCACCAACCGGAGACCTACTTACACCAGGAAAAGGAAGTTCATCACTTGGACAGACAAGATAATGTTCTGGTTCTTCTCCTTCTTCAGTTGGAGGAAATGCTAAAACTTGTCTCTTTATTCTCTTTCCTTGATATAACAGAGATTTACTTTCCCATTCTTTTATCTCCTCTTTTTGTATTATCTTTGGATAATGACCAGATTGACATACAACAGAGTAACCACCAGAAAATAGTTCAGGATTGTATTTCTGTAAAGTCTTTATCTCTGATTCCTTTGCTGCTCCCTTCTTTTGTATTTTCTTTTCTTTCTTCTCTTTCTCCTTCGGTATCTCTCCAAGGATTGATTCATAATAGATTAGAATCTCATTTCGAATAGATTGTAAAGAGAGTATACTCTCTATTATATCATAACGATTGAATGAATTGCTCAATTCGATCCCTTTCTCTCGAGCAATCTCTTCTAGTTTTGATGTTGATTTATTTCTTAACTCTCCTTCGGTGTATCTCGGTTTAATCTCTTCGTCTTCTTCCATTTCTTGTTCTTCATTATCTTCTTCAATTATTCTATCGATGAGATTTTCAATCAGTTCTTTCTTATCTTTGTTCTTATCTTGTTGATTGCTAGAGTCAGAATAATCGCTCAAATTTTCAAGTTCATGAGTTTTTCCTTCTTCAATTAGCTTTGAAAATGAGAGTTTTGAATATTTTGATCTTAGACTCTTTCTTCTTTCTTCATCTCTCTTTCTTCTTTCATTATAAGCATCAATCCTCTCCTTTTCAGCTTTTGATTCTTTTATTGTTTTTTGTTCTTTCTTTCCTTTCTCTCCTTTCTCTCCTTTTTCTCCTTCTTCTTCTCCTTCTTCTCCTTCTTCTCCTTCTTCTCCTTCTCTCATTGCTCTCCTTAACTCTCTTATAAGATTTTTCTTGTCATATTTATAGTATTCTTCAATCTCAAATCTTTGAGCAAGGATTGAAAGATAAGATAAAGTCATACTCTCTAACTCCTCTTGACTTAAATTATTTTCATTTGGTTGTTGAGGATATAAATATCGAGCAAACACCTTTCTCATAAGGAAAGTGAAGAATTCCATAAGGGTTTCTGATTTCGACTTCTTTATATGAAAATGAATATATGAGAGAGGTCTATCCAAGATTGCTTCTCCTTCTCTTGTTTTAATTACATCTCCTGGTTCTCCTTCAATATAGAATATAGAAGCCATAACTTGAGAGATTATAGCGCTCTTTTTTTCTGAAAGAGCTTCTGTTATCGGAATATAATGAATATTGAGTAGCTTTTTCTTTGGATAAGGGTAATCCTTCTCTTCTACATATAGAAATGCTGAAGCAAATTCATCATTTGTAATGAAGTCGAGAAATGAAATCTGATCGAATTCAACACCATATAGATAGAAATCCCCTGAATATCTATCTGTAACTTCATCTACTATCTCAAATGGAAATACACTTAATATGTACTCTTTTATTGGTTCTATCTTTGAGATCTTCTCAGTAACTACAAATTTTGAATCATCTAGATAAATCTTTACCTGTTTATATGACTCATCTGTCTCTTTTCCTGTTTCAGAGATCCAAACAGTTACATAGAATGTAATTCTACGTTTCATTGTTATTGGAGAGATAATAGTAAAAGAGTAGTTTGGAGCAGGATCTCCAATTTCACCCTTAAACACTTTGAAATATTTTTCACCAATCTCATCTACAAAAGCAACAAAAGGAATATATCTAGAAAGAGTAATATTGTTAAATATTTCAAGTCCATCTTGTGTTACAGGTTTAAAATAATAAGATACTTCAACATTTTGTTTCTCTACTTCAGTAACATCTTCTTCTGGAATCTCCTTATCAAAAGCTTGAAGTATCTCTTTATATTTCTCATAGAGAGTGTTATCTCGTTGAAGGTCTTCATTAAATTTAGAAGACCAAATTCTAAATCCTTCTTTAAAAGAAGAGGAATATAAAGGGTTCTCTCCTTTTTTCTTGAGAAACTCGTTCATCTCAGGTAGATATTTCTCAATTATATCATCTCTTGCCCTTCTCTCAATCTCTTCATCTGTCTCTTTTTTCTTCTCTCTTTTTCCCTCTTTTTTTAACTTCTTGATTATACTTTCTTCTTCAAGAGTTCTCTTTCCAGAAAAATATAGATAGACAAGATCTTTAGCTGATATTTTTGGAGCAAGTTGAGAAAGATCTTCTAAAGAGAGATCTTCTTCATTCTCTACGAGATAAAGAGGTGAAATATATGTAACATTCTTTGCTTCTTCTGATTCTTCTGTTGATCTCTCTTGTTCTTCCTCAATTATAACAAATCGAACAGGGATTCCATTCTCATAAGAAAACTTATAAAGATTAAATAAATTGGAATCAATTAACTCGTTCATTTATAGAATTGCGAATACAAACAAAAAAAATCTTTGTAATGAAAAATGTCACAAACAAGAGTCATAAGTAGAAATAGATCAAACTTTGCTTCTTACAAAACAAAAGGCCCTGAAGAGGTTAATTTTGATGATATTCGTGAGAGATTGAGACAACTTAAAATTCATGCTCATTCTCCTATTCGATCTTTATCTGGAGATGTATCTGATAACTTTAATCAAATGGTTCATCTTGTTCGTGTTCTCTTTGATACCAAAGAATATACAACCTTCTATCAAAGTGCTGTAGAAATCTTTGGAGATATCTCTGCTCCAATTCCTGGAACTGTTGGAGCTTACTTTGCTGGTTGTATGACTGAGAAAACCTATCATGGTGCAGATCATGATAATACTTGCACTCTTACTTGTGCTGCTGCAGTCCCTCCTCCTAACTCTGAAAGCTGCAAATATAGAGTATTCTGGGCTCACTTTTCCGATTCTGGATATATCTTCACTCCTCTTAATACAAAGAGTGATTCTGAGATCTTTGCCAAAGCAATTATCTATGTAGACACTCCTAAGTTTGAAGGTTTTAGTGAAAATGAAAAGAGTTCTCTTCTTAACGAGGGAGTTCAAGAAGTTGTAATTTATACTTACTCTTCTGATGCTAAGATTTACAATCAACTCACTGAAGGGTTTGTTTCTGTTGAATCTGCTCGATTTAGAAGTTCTGAAAGACAACTTGAAGAGAGAGGTGATCACCACGATGATCACCACGACGATCATCATGATGGACATCACAAGAATGATAACAATGATAATGCTGGATATCTCATTCTTCTTCTCATTCTTCTCGCTCTTCTCTTCTTCATTTTATGGAGAGGATCAAGAACCTATTATTAGATTCATTGAATAGTTTGTTTCTTTTATGTTATACAACATAAAAGTCTTATCTTTGGTCTATAATTTAGTCGTTACGATTAGAGAGACTAGTCATAGAATCATAGATCAAAACAAAGGGATAAAGATGAAAGATGAACGAGATTCTTCTTTATCCCTTTGTTTTAATCTTTCATCTTTCATCTTTTATTTCTTGTTTTAGTTTATTTCCTTAGAACTAGAAGAGGATCATCATATAATCATTGAATCATAGATCAAAACTAACAGAAAATCTTGAAAAAAGATATAAGATGAAACAAAAACCAGAAGGAGATTCTAGTTCATCTCTTTCTTGTATTGTTCATCTTTCATCTTTGAATCTTTCAGAAATCCTGAAGGATGTTCTTCTTTATCTCTTTCTTGTATTGTTCATCTTTCATCTTTGAATCTTTCAGAAATCCTGAAGAATGTTGTTATCTAGCTCTTCATTTTAATCTAATCTCTGTTTATGTTCCGATAATATTATATCTATTCTCGATATATCAACAATGAGAGTTGATACAATATGAGGGTAAGAAGTATATGTATACTTAAGATTTTCAATCCCTTCTTTTGCATGACAAAGACCAGATATAATTAAAGAGTAAAACTGACTATCATATTTATATTGAGCTAAACATTCTATACTTGATTCTATGACATTATTTATATACAAAAGGAGAGCATCTCTATTCTCTCCTTGAACAAAACGTTTGAAACACCCATACCAAGAGGTAGAAGAGACAAAACTCATATCGGATATACATGGTTTATAACCTTTTTTACACATTGCTATATATTCTAACTTAGACAAAAGAAGAAATAAGCTTATTGGTAAATGTAGAGAACTCATAATATTTATCAATTCGAAATAAAGAAAAGAAATAAAGAAAAGAAAAAGATCATATGACTCAAATTAAATGAATATATTTGATACATTCTTTCGAAATCCGAACTATACTGAGTTTGCTCAACTTGTTTCAGCTTTTGTTTTGGGTCTTGTATTTTCTCCATTCAGCTTTGGAGTTATATACTTTGTTGCATTTATAATTGTATATGAGATTGCATATGCATATTTTTCTCGTCTTGAACGTCCTTATTGGAGACTAGAAGGACGTATAGGAATTGAAGCTGCAGCTATTGCAGGATTTATAATTGGAAGAATTCTTGTTGGATTTGATGATCCTCTTCGTGACTCTTCTTCATCATCAAATACCGAAGGAAAGAAATTATCATATAGAGAGAAACTTTCATCTTCAAACCCTTCAATTAAATCTATAACAACTATCTCTTGGAGAGATTAAATCTATAACAACTATCTCTTGGAGAGATTAAATCTATAACAACTATCTCTTGGAGAGATTAAATAAAGTCAAAATCTGTTGGAGAGATTAGAGTCTTCTATCATGTAAATTCAATGAATTTACATTTTTGCTGTTTGCTGTTTCTATCTTAGTTTGTAAATGTAAGTTTTACATCCCAATCAGACGAATGTTTCTCAAGTTCAACTTCTGGAAACATATCTTTACTATATGCTGGTTCTCCATTATGTAAATAAGGTCCTCTTACTTTATGAATATATTTAATTGCAATCTTTACGAATGATTCAAAATACTTCCACATAATGTTTCTGTCATCTTGAGATATAGCATTTTCTCCGCTACTTGTTTTTGAAATGAATATTTCAGAGAATGTTGAAGCACATTGACTTGGAAGACCAGCAAATATATTAGCTGAGTTTTTAATAAAGAAGTCTTCATTTCTCTTCTTAATCTGATCCCAATGAGAGTGAGATCCTGAAATAAAAGCAGTTATAAGTTTATCGGGAGATAGCGATTTAAGAAATCCAATTCCAAATCGTACAATCTTTGGATCAATAACATTTACACCAAGAGATTGCACCTGAACTATGAGAGTATATGAAAGCTCTGCAAGATCCATTGTATTTATGTAAAATCGTTCTTCTTCAGATTTTTGAGATGTCATTTTGTATGATTATTCTACTTTTTAGATATAACTACAATCATCCTTGTAAAAAAGAATATAAATCTAAATGATCTATCTTGTTAGATTTTCTACAGTAGAATCTGAAATATACTCAATTCTACAAGATTCTCCTTATTCTCATCTTCTTCTTGTAAATTCAGAATCGAATAAACAGAATAGAGAAGAAGATAAAGATGAAAGGGAGAAAAAAGAAGAAAGAGATGAAGAAGAAAGAGATAAAGAAAAAGATGAAGAAGAAAGAGATGAAGAAGAAAGGGAGAAAAAAGAAGAAGAAAGAGATAAAGAAAAAGATGAAGAAGAAAGGGAGAAAAAAGAAGAAAGAGATGAAGAAGAAAGAGATAAAGAGCAAAATAATGTATCAATAATTATAGAGAGTTTAGATGAGGTATCTCTTATTCGATATGAAGAGAAAGAAGAGTTAGAAAAGAAAGAAAAGAAAGAAAAGAAAGAAAAGAAAGAAGAGTCAGAAAAAGAAAAGAAAGAGCCTTACATTCTTAATTATAACAATGAAACTATAACATGTATAAATCTATATACTTCTTCAATTGAACCTTATAAAAGATTTTTTAATCTTCCATCTATATCTTATTGTTGTTCTTATAAATCACATCTTGATATAAATACGATTAAAATAAGAATTATAAATCATACTATGAAGAAGAGTCTATCTCTTGAATCTTTATCTCTTTTTTCACCTTTTATTCAGATTGAAAATGAGATAGAGAGATCATGTTCAATTCATCTTCTTACCTACTTTCAACAATTAAGAAGAGGATTATATGAACAGATAATGAAAACTTAGTTAAACTCTTTCTTGAGATTGTCTCAAGAGAGAACAAACAAAAAGAACAAGAGAAGAACAAGAGGAGAAGAAAGAAGAAGATAAGAAATTGTTGTTATCTTAAAACAGAACTTACATTTTAAATATCTTTTACGCAACTTATAAATGGGTATATTAGAAGAATATATCGACAAAGTTCTGTCTTTAGTTAATATCAAAGAAGTATCTAAAGAATCTCCTCTCGAAGTAGAAGTAAGATTCTCTTCTACAGCATTTTTTGATGAATCTAGAAGAGAGAATGAAGAAAAGAGGAAAGGAATAATATCAGGGATAACAAAGTCTGAATATTATAGAATCAAAGAGTATCTAAACGATAGCTATTCTAGTCCAGTTATAACAGTTACAACTGATGAAATCTCAAAGACTGGAAGAAAGTCTACAATTGATGATAAGGTAAGCTATATTAAAAAAGATCGACTTAACTATCTTGATATACCAGATTTTGGAATAAGAATCTCGATGAGCATAGAGAAGACAATAGAAATGAGAGAGATGGGAAAGATAATAATGACAAGGATAAAGACTCGACATTCTTATGATTTAGGATCAGTTAGAGTTGATCTTACAGAGGTCTCAACAGTTGAAAAAGAACAAGATACTGTGGGATATGAACTTGAAGTTGAACTAATTGTCCCTTTATCAAAGAGTTCTCTTAACGATCTAGATTCTATAGTTACCGATCTCTATAAGATCATCTATGAGACAGAGACTCCAATTAGTATTCCTCAGAGAGAGTTCATCTTTAGATATATTAATGAAGATCTTGGAGATACAAAAAGACCAGCTATAAATAGAGTTAATGGATATCATATAACACAGCCTAGAGATCTTCATATGAGAGACCTGGTTGATGGAGGAATCATAAATCCTCCAAATGAAGGTTTCTATATGGTCTCTCATAAAGCTGATGGTTTTAGAAAGTTGCTCTATATTAGAGAAGGAGTTCATCTTCTCTATGGATCTAAATTAAATACGATCTATACTCTTCAGAATCGTCCTGCTGCATTTAAAGAGCTTGAAGGAGCAATATTTGATGGTGAAATGGTTCCGATGGAAAATAGACTTAGCAATGAAGCAAAGGAGTTTGATTATTACTATTTAGCATTTGATCTTATCTCTTCTGGTGATTCTGATACTCAAGTAATGAGAGAAAGATCATATCCTGAGAGACTACAAAAAATGGGAATGTTAATAAATGAGCTAAAGAGAGATGGAAATTATGATACAACTAAACTACTTGGAATATATTCAAAGAATGTATACAGTGTAGAGACTCCGAGTAAATTCTTTTCAACTATGAATCGTCTCTTTGATGAACAACCTCTTCTCCCTTATTTAACAGATGGACTTATATTTACTCCTGCAGTTACTGTTTATAATCCACGATCAAACGAATTTAAGTTATCAAAGAGAATTCTTACCCGATATCCAGATATATGTAAGTGGAAACCAAAAGATAAACTCTCAATCGACTTTCTTGTCATAAGAACAAACGAAGGAATAAAGTTATATTCAGATGTAGTTGGAGCTCATGGTAAACTTATTTTATTTGAAGGGAGTGATCGATTTCCTTTTTCTTCAGATAATGGAAAGATTGATCTCTCTCAGCTTGATTCTGTTCCTCCACGAAGTATAGTTGAATTTATTTATGATGAAAAGAATGAATCTCTCATTGGAATAAGAGTAAGAGAGGATAAAGATAGTCCAAATAGACAAGATATTGCTCTTGATATTTGGGATCTTATGCATATTCCAATTGATGAAGCAACTCTAAGAGGAACAAATCTAGATCTTGCTTTTGCATATCATAATCGTATTAAGAGAGCTCTCTTTCAATCTCAAGAAGGAAGAGAGCTTAAATCACTTACATTGCTTGATATTGGATCTGGAAAAGGAGGAGATATTTCAAAATGGTATATGTTTGATAAGATTGTTGCAGTGGAACCAAATGAAGAAAATGCAAAAGATCTTCTTTCTCGGCTTAGCTCTTCGAATCTGAAAGATAGAGTAAGGGTTGTAATTGCAAAAGGAGAGGATACAGAAACAATAACAAAGGTTGTAAAAGAATTTATAGGTGGAAAAGCGAAGGTAACAACAATCTCTTGTATGCTCTCAATGAGCTTCTTCTGGGAGTCAGAGAATAAAGTAAGAGCTCTTGCAAATACAATTAAATCAAATCTTAAATCGAAAGGAGAGCTGATCTTTCTTACAATTGATGGTAACTCTGTAAATGAGCTATTTAATCCAACATTTAGAGGTCTTGAATTAAGTAGTATAGAACTAGGAGGAGCCTCTTTTGAACTAAATGGAAATGAACTTGACATAAATATTCCAGGTACAATTGTAGGAAAACAGAAAGAGTGGCTAGTCATAATATGGGATCTCATTATAATTCTAGGAATTGATGACTTCTCTCTTATTGAGATACATAAAGCAGATAAAGAAGAGTTTCTTCCTCTTCAAGCTTCAATCTATTCTCGTTTATACACTTATGGTATTATAAAGAACGTTCCTGTTGATATTCAATATGTAGTTGATATGAATGAAGAATTGGAGTTTGAGACAAGAGAGGCAAGAGAGACAAGAGAGGCAAGAGAGGCAAGAGAGGCAAGAGAGACAAGAGAGACAAGAGAGGCAAGAGAGACAAGAGAGGCAAGAGAGACAAGAGAGGCAAGAGAGACAAGACAAAAAGGAGGAATAACATCACCCCTCTCTCCTAGAACAAAGAAGATTGCAACTATAAAAGAGATAGGAAAGATAGAAGACGAAGAAGAGCAAGAAGAGGAAGAAGAGGAAGAAGAAGAAATAGGAGAGGAGAAAGAGATGCCAAAGAAAGAGAAACTAACTCAAGATGAACTTCTCAGCAGAGAACAAAAGATTGATTTAGATGTAACTCAACCTTCAGAGATTTTTGAATCAGAAACCTTTATTCATGAAACACCAAAACCAAAAAGAACTTCTCCTATATCATCAAGTAAATTAAAGGATACAACAAAGGAGACAACAAAAGAGACAACAAAGGAGACAACAAAAGAGACAATAAAAGAGAGTCGCTCTCCTCCTCCAAGACTTACAAGTCCAAAGATTCCTCGAAGATTAGATGAAATAAAATCGAGTGAAACGAGAGTAATTGTAAATACTGATACTCAAGAACTTGATATAAGTCGAAAAGAAGATGTAGAAGAACTAGAAGAAAAGCTAGATATAGATGGAAACGAGATAGATATTCAATATGAACCAGAAAAGAAAATATCTGCAGAAAGAAGACGAATAGTGATAAGAAAGATAACAGATAAAGGAGAGAAAGGAGAGAAAGGAGAGAAAGGAGAGATAAAGAAAGAGAAACCAAAGAAAGAATATATTCCAATCGATGATGGTAATATTGGAAATATTTCTGATCTCATTGGAATAATTCCGGTTATACCAATTAGAGCTAGAGGAAAAGTTCTTAATGAACCTGCAAAAAATGATGATACATATCAATATGTCTTTGCAAATTGGTATAATGAAGAGAAGCTTGTAAGAATAGCATGTATTGGTGATGGTTCTTGTATGGTTCATTCAATTGTAAAAGCAATGTATCCGGTATACCAAAATGATGCAAACTATGTAAATAGACAAAATATTGCTCATTCTCTTAGAAAACAAGTTGCACAGAAACTAAAGAGTGGAACTGATGATGGAACAAGCTATCTTGATCTTATAGCTGAAGGACAACTTGCTCTTCATTATAAACCATCAGAGTTAATAAGAAGAATTGAGAGTAGAAGCCTTTTCCTTGGAGATGAAGCAATTCCAATCTTTTCATATTTCCTTGGAGTTAACATAGCTGTTGTAACATGTTCAAAAGAGAAAGAGATAAGATTCTATTCAGTAACAGAGTATGTACCAGAACTGGATTATATCTTTATCATAAATGTTACAAATCATTACGAGCTCCTCGGTGTTGAAAGAGATGGATTATTTCAAACTCGGTTTAATCATAGTGATATCTTTGTTGAAGTCTTTCTCACTCTTGGAAAACAATACAACATAGATATTCTCAAAAAGAAAGAATAGAAAAAGAAATGAAGGAGAACAATAGTAAAAGAAGAATAATAAAGAAGAAAACAATCATGAGGAAATCTCATGAATGTATTTAATTAGATATGAGTATAGAAACTATTTCTCTTATAATGAACAATCAAAATATTTAGAAAGAATTTGAGTTTCTTTTTGAAACTTTCTTTAAAATAAAAGTTGCAGAAGATAATTGAGAAAACAATGGCTGAAAGAAAGAACCTCAAGTTTGTTAGATATGATGAATTCGATACAAGTAAACTAATTGTTGGTAACCCTCAAGCAAAAGAAACTACTGAAAAAGAGACTGGAAAGACAATTACTTACACTGATATGCCAATAACTTACAACTATGGAACAAACAGTGATCCTCAAGTAAGAGCCCTCTACGTTGAACTTCCTCTTCTCAAATCTCCATTTGGTCTTGTTGGTCCGGGTGTTGGAGGTAAGTATAGTATTATGTTGTCTCTTCCTGATAGCGATCCTAACGCCGTTAAAGTGATTGAGATGATTCAAACTATAAGAACTGCTATGTGTGATAAGATCTATGAAATGAGAGGAAACATCAAACAGAGTATTGCAAAGAATCGAGACGGTCTTAACTTTCTTTACTCAAATCCAATCTACTCTTCTGAAGGAAGACCAAAATCAATGTACATTGATCTCATGAAGTATGATAACGTTCAAGGAACTGATACTAAATTCATCGATCTTGATGAAAATGAGATTGAATGGGTTCTTCTTAAATCTGCTGAAGTCCATCTTATTCCTCTTTTGAGAATCGATAGCGTCTATATTGGAAGCAAAGCAAACACAAGAATTAAATTGAAGTCTGCTGTTGTTGAAAGCATAGTTGAGAAGAAGTCCTCCTTTATGCAAGCTGAAACTGCTCGTTCAATTAAAGAGCGAAATCCTGATCAAGTTGAAGCTTTGAAACAACAACTTGCAATGCTCAGAGTTCAAAGAGCAAATCAACCAGAAAATAATGAAAGTGAGAAAGAAGCTGAACCTGAAAATAGTGTTCAAAGCTCTAATCTTTCTCAAGTTTCATCTGGAAAAGAAGAAAAAGGTAAACAGACTTCTACAGCTACTGTTACTCCTGCTGCTATCCCTTCAAAGATACCAAAAGCTCCAGTTAAACAAACATCTACTCTTCAAGATATAAGTAGTGAAGAAGAAGGAAGTGAAGATGAAGATGAGAATGTGGCTGATAAGAGACCTAAAAATAAAACAACACCTGGATCGACTGTAAGAGTTGCAAACATTCCTACAAAGAAATCATCTGATAAATAAGAAGTTAAATTAGTTTAACTGAATAAATCTATACTCATACATGATGAAAATCATGTATGTACATATTCTTGACTATATGAATCTTTATCTTTTATTCTTTGTTCTATCTATAGCCCTTCTCACATACTCATCATCAGATTCTTCTCCAGATTCATCATTTGAATCTTCATCTGAACTATCGTCTCTCTTCTTCTTCGATTTTGTTTTTCTATCTTTCTTTTTCGATTTTCTCACAGCAACTTTAATATCATGACTTTTAAGAGCTTCTACAATACTATCAATTGAATCTTGTAGAACTTCAACTTTTTCATCTACACTTGAGACTTCATCCAAAAAAGAGCCTAGTTTCTTTTTCATCTTTTTTATCTCAGTTCTTAGATCTGAAACATCTCTGTGCATATTCATTGTTTGACTTATTCCATTTCCAAGATTTTGAAGGCCTGTTTCTACCTTTTGAATGCGTGCTTCAACTTTTTCAAGATCAGCATCTATTTCATTTGTTCTCTTATAAAAATAAGCTGAAGAACCTATAACTCCTACTGTAGCTGCTGCAGATAAATAAGTAGCCATACTGTTTGAATCCATTTTTGTATGATCATGATGACATTAGGGATTATAATAAGAGAATAAAAAACGAAAAAATACGTCCTAAATTATGTTAAGAATTCAGTATTCATCATTTGTTCAAGCTATTCATAATATGAATATATGAAAGATTTTATTTCATATTATGTAATGATTGAAAGATATTTAATGTCCATAATAATAGAACAAAAAAACGAAAAATCGCACAAGTAAATAGATATGAGTAGCAATTCATCTAATTCGTCAATGGTATATTCTTCAGAAAATGATGAAGATTCTCTGGAACAACTTTCAGCTGAAGATGAAGAGAGACTTGCACTTGGAATAGAAACAGACTCTCTTGAAGAGGAGATAATGAGATCTGATTCTTCAGATGATTCATCTGAGGCGGAAGAATTTTTATCTATTGATTCATCTAGTTCTGATAAAAAGAGTAAAGATAAGAAACGAAAATCAGAAGAAGAGAAAGGAGAGAAAGGAGAGAAAGGAGAGAAAGGAGAGGAAGAAGAAGAGAAAGGAGAGGAAGAAGAAGAGAAAGGAGAGAAAGGAGAGAAAGAAGAGAAAGGAGAGGAAGAAGGTTCTGAAGAAGAAGAGGAAGGAGAGGAAGAAGGTTCTGAAGAAGAAGAGGAAGGAGAGGAAGAAGGTTCTGAAGAAGAAGAGGAAGGAGAGGAAG